TTTCGGGCTCACTCTGATGTCACCATTCGGTGCATCTTTGTCCATCAACATCAAAGGTACAAGTATGAATAACTTCCCGTTCAAAGCGACCGATTTGGAATCGATTGCCCAAGAACCCGTCGAGCCGATGCAGCTAGTCTCTTATTGCGAAAACAGCGAGTGGGCTTTTGCCCTTGCTGTCAAACACAATGGAGAAGATCTGCTGGTAGAGCTCCCAGACTGCCTTTCACTAGTAATAGCGAAGGCGCTGGTTGAACATCATGAGACTGTTCGTGATCTGACCTTCTATGAAGGTCAGTACTCTGCCATGTATTTCCATGAGGAAATCAGCATGCTCTCAGCGGTAGGGAAGGTAATCCACACCCTTCGAGGGCGTGGGTTATACTTTTACTTTACCAATGATGGTGTGCAGGACTCTCTCTGGCGCAAGGTCCCAGTCAGGTTCATCTCTGACTTACCGAGTGTCCTATGACCCTGGTAGTTGCTGAACCGTATACTAAGACATCCCGAGGCTATTTCGGTGATTATGCCCAGACCAGAAGGTTTGGGATAAACACCTTTGGCAACCCATTTGATAATGGGTGGTCAAGCATCGTGCAAAACCCAATGACTTGGGCTAACAGCCTCAACGGGTTTAAAAACCCAATGTGGCGGATGCAGATCCGTAACAATCTAAATGCTACGACGGTTATGACCGCTAGCATGCAGAACGTTATGGCATCTTACGGAAGCGCTTATGTGTCTTATCGACAAAAGTCGACGACGCAACCAGGAAACTACGATACCACCCAATATCGAGGGTACCCAGTGTATGGGTTTCCCTCGACTACAGGGCCGGTAGCGGAGGTCATAGCCGAAGTGAGAAACCGCGCTTTAAGGAAGTTCCATTCAAAGGTCAACGCTGTACGCTCCTCTCTCGAGGGTGGACAGACGGTCGGAGAATGGAAGCAGCTCCTTCAAGCTGTCACGAACCCGCTCGGCTCTTTACGACGCTTTACTCTCGGTCACCTTCAGTACACAAAGAAGCGTATTGAAGGTATTGGTAAGTACCGAAAGAAGCGTTTCTCTAAGCAGCAATACTTAGAGGATGTAAATAAAGTCGTAGCGGACACCTACCTTGAGTGGACGTTCGGTTGGAACCCGTTAGTTAGCGACGCCGCTGCTGCTCTAGTTGGTTTGCAAACCCGTTTTGACCAAGACGAAATCGTCGTGGTCGATGGGCGCGCAAACAAAGACTACAGTGGCAGTAACAGTCGCCAGCAAAACTGGCAAGCCCAATCGGAAGTCTACGTCTGTTATCAAGATGTTGTAACTCGCTCCAACATCAAGATAATTTATAAAGGCGGTGTTAAGAGTGGTGCTTATAACGGCACCAAGGATTGGGCCAGAACTACCGGGTTGATCCCCGAGCGTTTTGTCCCAACCGTATGGGAGTTAATCCCGTACTCTTTCGTGGCTGATTATTTCGTCAATATTGGCGACATAATCAATGCGCTATCGTTTAGGCGATCATGGCTAACGTGGGGGCAAGTGACAACTCGAGTTGTTCATGAGAAAAAGTATCATGAGCAACAGATTAGTTACAAGCCCACACCTGGCTTTCTCGCAACGACCATTAATAATGGTTTTAGCGCTAGCGGCGGTGATGCCATCTTGACACGGAAGACTGTCGAACGACTGCCTATAGACGCCACTGTTTCTTTAATGCCCGAGTTGCGTTTCGCATACCCGGTCAAACAGAAACCTTGGATGAATATGACAGCCCTCTTGGTACAGCCTTCGATCAAGTTGCTGCACAAATTGTTCTAAACCACAACCCAAAGGTACTTATGTCCTTCACACTTACGTCCCCTGTCACAGGGGGAGCGCAGACTGGTTTTACGTCTCCGACGTATACCTTGGCTGCTGACACGGCCCCGACGAGCGCAGGTAAACAGTATGCTGTTACTGCGATTGGCGGCACCCAGTCGGGTGTCGATTCATCGTCGTCGCCGAGTCGCCCTTTCACCATCACTCTGTCGCGCCCTCAGGTCCTTAAGACCCTAAGCGCGGTAGATCCGGTGACGGGTGCCCTTCGCTCTGTTCCACGAAACACGTACGTTATTCGTACGCGAAAGGGAGTCACGCCTCTTGCCGGTCAGGCGAGCACCACGATGCAAATCGTGACCTCGTTTGAAGTCCCGGCCGGAGCTGACTCCGCTGACGCACCGAATGTGCGTGCTGCCGCGAGCCTCCATGGTGGAGCGCAGAATTCCATTTCTGCTTCCATCGGAGATACGCTGACCACTGGCGTCATTTAATTATGCGCCAGTGGCTCATCGTACATCGTTCGGCGATCTTGGTGACCGTCGTTATGCTTCAGAACCTCCCTGGTCTCTCATCGAGACTGAAAGAGGCACTGGGCGCAGCGGCGTTCATCCTCGGCGGCGTCTAAAAAACGCCGTAAGATTAGTGTAACAGTAGCGGAGGACACCATGGGCACTCGCCCTGATGCTCTTTATCTAGCAGTTCTTTCTGACTTGTCGGAACAGGTACCTAATCTCCCAGTAGGAGAGGGTCCTCTTCCACCAGACGTTTCTCTAGACCAGTTCCGTGCAGGCGTACTCCTCAAAACCCTCTTAAAAAAGTGGGTACCGAGAGACACGACTGATGCGGATCGACTGGCTTATGAGAAATTCGTTGCATCAAATAAAAAGTGCAACGACTGGCAGTTCCTTCCGGAATCAGAATCCGATGTCATGCTCTACAATCAACTGAAAGTAGAGTTGGACACATTCTTCCATCCGAAAGGTCAGACTCGACTCGAATCTTATTTTGATATTCTGAATAAGGCGAGAGTCGGGCCTGGATCGGCGGTTGGCGCACTCGGTCAAAGCTTATATGCTAAGATGTTTGCGTCACCCCTAACTACAAGTTCGGAACTCCTATACACTTTGTATAGGGACTATACTCAGTGGTTCAGTGCTTGGGACGATGCGGAACAACGCCGCTATTCCCGGTACGGTAGCCCTACTATAGTTAACTGTAGCAGAACTAGCTTCGTTCCTAAAACGGCCGATATAAGTCGCATGATATGTGTCGAACCCTCGTTGAATATGTTTTTTCAACTTGGATTAGGCCGGCTGATGGAAGAGTGGCTCGAGGAATCCTACGGGATTTCGATGGCCACCCAACCTGATGTCAATCGGCGACTGGCAAGGATCGGAAGTGAGGACGGGTCTTTCTCAACAATTGACCTTTCTTCAGCTTCTGATTCGATATCTCTCAAGCTTTGCTTCGATATTCTTCCAGAGTGGCTTTTTGACACCCTGTGGGAATTACGTTGCACGCACACCGAAATCGGTGGTGAGAATATTCGCCTGGAGATGATGTCCACAATGGGGAACGGTTTTACGTTCCCGTTGCAGACAATAATCTTTTCCAGTATCATTCGCGCAGCACATCATATATCGGGTATCCCGGTGCATGATAGGGTGGCGCGGAACTGGTCGTGCTTCGGGGATGACCTCATATGCGATACGCGTGCGTATCGAAATGTGAAGCGACTCCTCGAACTGACTGGTTTCACGCTTAACCCCGCGAAGTCCTTCTTCGAAGGACCGTTCAGGGAGTCTTGTGGAACCGATTGGCTTAATGGCCAACCGGTGCGGGGTGTTTATCTTAAACAACTCCGTACTCCGCAAGACCTCTGTGTCGCCATCAATCTCTTGAATGAATGGTCCGCTTGCTCCGGGTTAGCCCTTAACAGGGCTTGTTTTCTTCTGCGTTCGTGGCTTCATGGTCAATTTCGACCAGTGACCTACGCAGATGGGAACGAAACCGGCGTTCGTGTACCGTCCTCTTTCCTTGATGCGGAAATGTACCGCTTTGACAAGAACCTCTCGATTTTGTATCGAAGGTTTGAAGCGAAGCCAAAGCAGATTCGAGTCAAGGAGACGGAGCTTGTAACTCCGAGAGGGATGAGGAAGTTGTGGTTTAACCCTGACGGGTTATTTTGCAGCTTTCTTTATGGCGAGATTACAAATGGTAAGTATTCTGTCAGGCATGATAGGATTTACTACCATACGAGGCAGGCATGTACTCCTTACTGGGATTATGTGCCGTATAACAATGCTGTCCTCGACAGGGGAACAGCAACGTGGCAGCGGT